GTTCGAGCGCCCGTAATTGAGTACGAATGCTATATATGCGTTTCCGGCATATTTTTTTCGTTTGCTGCCAGGCGGGCCTGAATTACTGCCCGTTGCGGTCACCTCTATATACGGGCTGCCATCGCGTTTTTTCTTTTTGAATGTTTTTATAGACCGCCGGAGTGTGCCGGTGCGAATATGGTTGTGCCTTTCAATGTTTTTTTCAATTTCTTCCTTCGTGATGTCTGCGGCCTCTTGGGCCAGTTCTATGTTGAAATCCTCTACGCCATCTATTACGCTTCTGAGTGCAAGGCCAACTTCGTCGAGCCCTTCTATTTCAAATTTAGCCATATATGCCGCCCACGCCTACCGCCGTCATGGCGATATGGTATAATTCTGTATCCGTCTCATATATTTCCGTGTCAACGGAGCAATTCCAGCCCGCCGCAGCGAGTTTGTTTTTTATATCAGCAACAGCAGTTTCAAACGGAGGATTATCAGTGTAGTAATCTACAGCATACATCACTCCAGTTTCTTTTTCCACGCCGTCTGCGTACAGTATCGCAACCTGGCCCATGCATTGATATGTGACATAGGTGCGCTCGTCGCCCATATAGGGCGGGTGGCATACGGTGTATCCATCCTTGAGTATCTCCGCTATGGTCATGCCGTCACCACCCTCTGAGCCTTAATCTCCAAAAATTCCCGGCGGTCGCCTATGTTGTCTATGCTGATGATCTCGTAAGGCTCGGCATCCCGCTCATGCCATATGCGGCACTCGACGGTCACAAGGGGCGAGTAGCGCATGGTTATGGTCACGGGCTGCCGCAAGTGCAGTTCTTCCGCCTGATATACCTCCGTACCGTGGGCATTCACCCACTTGCACCACACGGGGCCGGGGAAAACATTTTTAAAGCTTTCCGCGCTGAATCCGGCTTTGATGCTGTATTCCGGCGCTTTTATGGTGATTTTCGTTCGCATTTCGCCTGCTCCAGCTTTAATTGCCATCAAAACCACCAGCCTTTATATTGATTCAGCATCGCGCGAACCGCTATGTCTATCTCGGTCGTAGAACCCTGTATCACAGCCTCCCGGTTGGTGTACCAATGGCCTATGAGCAGGAGCATGGCCTGTCGCACAAGGTAGGGTGTCTCCTCGTATCCTGCGGTGTAGGTTATGACTGCGCCGGGCTTGTTTACCGTCACGGTGCCGCGGCGCACGTCTGCGGTATACTCCACCGCCTCGCCGTCCACTGTAACGCTGTCCACGCTTATCACGGGGCCACGCGGGAGTGTCACAGTGCCGCTCACCTCCGGGTAAGCGGTTATGGACTGCTCCGCAAATGACTTTCCGCAATAGTTCTCGCAATATTCGCGGGCCGCGCTTATGAGAGGAGCTATTATATCCTTGTCCTCGCTGGTATCGCCGGGGTTATTCCGCAGATGCAGTTTTACCTCTTCGAGGCTTAGCGGTTCCACTGCTGGGGGTTGTCTTGTTATTACCATTGTCGGCCTCCATGGCTATGGCGTAACAGCCCCTGATGAGCTGCCGCGCCGTTGCCTCGTCTATGTCAATGATGGAGCCGGGCGGGGTTACTCCCTCCGGCCCGGCTGCTAAGGTCAACATTTTGATTTTCATCAGCTCGCCTTCATCTTCAGGCGGCTGAACGCCTCGCCTACTACGGGTGCGCCGTCGCCATAGTACTCGACAACGTAGCCTATCTCGTTGTTGACGGCGTACAGCTCGTTAAGCACCTGTATGTAGAGGCCGTCGCTGTCGCATACCCAATAGCCGGTTTTAAAGTCGCCGTATACTGCCACGTACTTGCCCGCGGCTACGGCGTTAGGCGCGTACTCGGACATATACACGGGAGCGCCCAGCAGCATATCAGGCTGTCCTGCCTGCACGGAGGGCTGCCATATATACTGGCCGTCGCTGTCCTTGAGCTTTGCGATCATCTTGCAGAGGTCGCGGTGCATTGCCCAGGAGGCCCCGCGCATATACTGGCCCTTCACGCCGTATTTGCACTCTATCAGGTCGTCGGTGGCCACGGCGGTGGCGGAAGCGGCGGTAACGTCGCGCCCGGTGGCTATGCCGCTGTCAGAGGCGGTAAAGATGCCCAAAGGCTGATTAGTGCCCGTTCCGCTCATAAAGGCGTTTTCCTGCGCCGCCTCGATCTTGTACAATATGCGGTCAAGCACGGTCTGATCAGGGCTGGGCGCGTGGCGCATGAGGGTCTTGGATATCTTAATCAGTTTGGCAAGGCGCTGGGGCTTAAATTCGCGGCGGCCGAAGGCGATGGTCGCCTCTTCGGGGGCTGCCGCCACCTCGGTTGTCCATGCCACATCAGACGCATCGGTAGTCAGGCTGGGATACCCAAGGCTCTGTGCCTGACCTATGGGGCCCACAACGTTGCATATCTGGCGCATAAACATGTCATTTTTGAGCCCGGCTATGAGCTGGTTGACAAACTCCACGGGCGCGGTCAGATAACCGGCGGTAGCGTTTGTGCCAAGGGTCATGGTGGTGTTTTTGTATCTGGTTATGGACTCGGGATCGCCCTGCAGTGCGCGGGCAAATACTTTATTGCGCAGTATTCCGGCGTCCAGCTTGTCGATCACTTCACCGGCGGCGCGTTCCCGCTCGAGCTGCTTCTGTTCGCGGATTATGTTAGCGTTGAGCGCGTCAAACTCCTTTTCGAGCCGGTTATAGGTCTCGGTGGATTCCGCGTCCATCACGCCGTCTTCAAATTTGTTCATTATTTCGCGCATCTGGGTTGCGACATTTGCGCGATCCTGCATCATTTCGTAGAGCTTTTTCATCGGTTACTTATACCTCCAAAATTTTTAGTTTAGTCGCTCTGAATCTCTTGCGCTGCTCCTGCAGTGCGGTGTTTATATCTGCTGCGGGCTGGATTGCTCCCCCGTTGTCAGGCTCCCTGTTTTCCGGCGGTTCCTTCGGCGCGTGCTTGTACAGCGCAAACCACTTTTCGGTATCCGCGCAAGCCGCGACCTTTTTGTTTTCGACGAGTTCGTTTACAAAGCCCATATTAAGCGCTTCGGTGCCGCTCATCCACGTTTCTGCTGTCATAAGGGCGGATATTTCGTCCTTCTCCTTGCCGGTGCGGGCGGCGTATATGTCCGCTATCTGGTCGTTGATACGGTCGAGCTCGTCGGCGGTCCTGCGTAAGTCCTCCGCCCCGCCGCCGACGTATGTCCATGCGTTATGTATCATCAACGTGGCGTTTTCGGGCATTTTGATGGTATCGCCCGCCATGGCAACAACTGATGCGGCGGAGGCGGCGAGGCCGTCTATATGCACGTTTTTTGTCGCCGGGTGGCGGTTGAGGATGTTGTACAGGCTAAATCCCGCAAAGATGTCCCCGCCGGGGCTGTTGATATACACATCAAGGGTGGATATATCCCCCAGCGCCGCCAATTCTTTTTGAAATTGCGCAGGGGTTATTTCGTCGCCCCACCATGACGTATCGCTAATCTCTCCGTACAAAAAAAGCTCGCCGGCGTTGCCGAGAGCCTTAAACTCCCAAAATTTATTCATTTTTCAAGGGTGCTCCTTTCGCTTGTGCGCTTTTAGGCGCGTTGAGTTTTGCGTTTTCCAGCGGCAGCATGTTGCCGTTGATAAAATAGATCTTGCCCAGCCCGTTGGGTATGGGGTTCATATCCTCCAGCTCGCGGATATCGTCAGCACACATCACGCCGTTTTGCCGCATGGTGTTGTAGTAGCTCGTGCGGGTGGCAGTGTCGCCCCTCAGCAGGCTGTTTGTGTTGAATTTAAAATAATACTTCGCCTGCTCCGCCTCGCTCAACAGGTCACGGTAAAAGGCCTGCTCTATACGCACGGATAGGGGATTTATACAGTCACGTACAAACTCGGCGCTCTGCTGCTCGATGTTTGAGAAGGTGGCCTTTTCCAGATCCATGCACATATGCGGAGGTACTCCGAAAATGCGACATATCTCGGTTACAGCCCATTTGCGGCTATCAAGGAGCTGTGTCTTTGACATGTCCCTGTCCCACGGCTGCGCCGTGGAGCCGTTTTCCAGAAACATCC